GGGAACCCCGCAGGTGATTTCCCTCTCCGTCGGGCTCGTTCGCGCCTGTCGCGGCAACATCGGGTCGCTTCTTATCGGGGTTCGGAGCATCGGTCGCGTCGGCGCTTCTTTGCCGGTGTTGTCAGTGGGGGAACCTGCCGGTGTGTTCGCTGTGGCGGGTTCATCGAGCCGGGCTCGCGCTGGGATCTCGGTCATGCGGATGGGGAGTCGCCTGGTGGGCCGGAGCACGAGCGGTGCAACCGCGCGGCGGGCGGGCGGAACTCGATCCGTGCTCGTCATCGGAGGGTGAGCGTCGTTCTGTGATGGTGGTTCCGCGTGTCGGCTGGGTTCCGTCGCGCGCAAGGAGTCTGGGGTCGGAGGCGGCGGACTGGTGGTGTTCGCACGGTGGCCGGCTGTTCGAGTGGCAGCGGCATGTGCTGGACGGGATCCTCTCGGTGGGGGATGACGGGCGCTGGTCGACGTCGAACGATGGCCTGTGCATGGCACGCCAGAACGGGAAGGGCGTGGTGTTGCAGGTGATCGAGGGGTTCGCGGCGTTCGAGCTCGGTTTGCCGGTCGTGATGCATACGGCGCATGAGTTCCCGACCTCGACCGAGCACCAGCTCAGGTTGATGGCGTTCATTCAGGATTCGCCGGCGCTGCACGGGCGGGTGAAGGACAAGGGTGGTTACAAGACGGCGAACGGGCAGGAGTCGATCAACCTGAAGTCGGGCGCCCGGATTTTGTTCAAGGCGCGGACGAACCAGGGCGGTCGCGGCTACTCGGGGGATCTGCTGATCTGGGATGAGGCGATGAAGCTGCCGACGTCGACGGTGGCGGCGCAGAAGCCGATGTTGCGCGCGTCGCAGTTCCCGATGGGCCAGAAGACGATCTACGCGGGCTCGGCTGTGGATCAGGAGTCGCACGAGCATGGGGTGCCGTTCGCGTTGATCCGTGAGCGGGGGCTGGAGCGGAACCCGGCGGTCTGCTATTTCGAGTGGTCGGCGCCTTATGCGCATCCGGGGGAGATGGACTACAACGTCCTGTCGGACAGGTCGTGGTGGCCGGTCGCGAACCCGTCGATGCCGGAGGGCTTGATCTCGGAGGCGTACATGGCTGATGAGGTCGACACGATGCCGACGCGGACGGTCGCGGTGGAGCTCGCGAACGTGGGGGACTGGCCGCGGACGGACGGCCTGGAGCGCGGCGTGATCACGGCCGCTGCTTGGGACGCGTGTCTGGACGAGGGGTCGGTGTTGCAGCCGGGGTTCGTGCTGGTCTTCGACGTGTCGCCGGAGCGTCACACGACGGTCGCGGCGGTCGGGTTCAACGAGCAGGGGAAGTTCCATGCGGAGGTTCATGAGCACCGGCCGGGGACGAGGTGGCTGCCGGCGCGGCTCGCCGAGATGGTGGAGCGCGGGAACCCGGACGGCGTGTTCTGCGACGGTCTTGGCCCGTCCGCGTCGATGATCAAGGATTGCGACGCAGCGGGGGTGACGGTGGAGCCGATCGACACGAAGGATCACACCCGGTCGTGTGGGCGTCTGGTGGATCTGATCGAGGAGGGCAACTTGGCGCACCTGGGTTCGCAGGAGTTGCGGGACGCGGTGTTGGGGGCGGCGCAGCGTCCGGTCGGTGATGCGTGGGCGTGGTCGCGGAAGAACTCGAGCGTCAACATCGCGCCGCTGGTCGCGGTGACGTTGGGTGTCGGCGCGGCCGAGCTCGTCGGAAAGATCCAGGTCTTCTAGCGTGGGTCTCCGCGACTACCTGGCCCGTGGGTTCGGGGGGAACGGCGACGCCCTCGAACGCGTCACGATCATCGACCCGCCGGAACCGCTTGAGGGCACACGGATGTCGCTGTGGAACTCGATCCTGCCGTCGTTCTACGGGCAGTTCGACAACAGCGGCTACTACGGGACAGCCGACCTCGTCGACCGCACCTGGGTCGCTGCGGTTTGCCAGGATTTGAACGCGTCGCAGATCGCGGCGATGAAGATCATGTGGCATGGGTCGCCGGGGACGTTGCAGCCGGCGTGGGTGTCGAGCCCGGATCCGTCGCAGTTCCCGAACGGGATCGGTGACGCCCTCTACGCGGTCAACGACCAGATCGACGGTTGGGGCTGGTCGCTGCAGTACGTGACGGACTTCTACGACACGGGATATCCGCGCCGCTGGACTGTGATCTCGAGCGCCGCCTGCACGCCGCGCTTCAACGAGGAGACGGGTCGGCGTGAGTACAAGATCGGGGACACACTGCTGGATCCGGCGCGGGTGATCCAGATCGACCGGAACCCGACGACGGCGGCGCACGGCACGTCCGCGCTCAGGGCGTTCGCGCAGCGCGCCTACTCGCTGCTCGCGGCGGGCAACAAGTCGTTGTCGGTGTCGCAGGACGCGTTCCCGGCCGGGTACCTGAAGTCGGAGAACCGTTTGACGTCGGAGCAGGCCGAGGCGGCGCAGCAGTCGTGGATGTTGAAGACCGAGACGCGGGCTGGGGGAACCCCGGTGCTGGGTCAGGGCTGGACGTTCGAGAACTCGGGGATCAACCCGTCCGACATGGCTTTGCTGGACACGCAGAAGTGGGACGCGATGGTGATCGCGAACGCGTACGGGGTTCCGGCACCGATCCTGAACATGGCGCTAGAGGGCGGGCTGACGTATCAGAACCCGGAGGCGCTGATGCGGATGTGGTGGCTGACCCGGCTACGCACCCGGTCGAAGCGAATCATGGACGCGTTCTCGGCGCAGATGCTGCCGGCGGGCCAGGCGGTCACGCAGGACGCGTCCGACATCACGATCGAGGGTTCCGTCGAATCCGAGGACGATCCACAGCTCTCGCCTGCGGCGAAGGCTTCACCGGCGCAGCAGCCGGGTGGACTGACGGCTATTTCTGGAGGTGGCTGAACCATGACCGAGATCCTGCACCGCTCGTTCGAGGTGACTGCGGTCGAGGTCGAGGGCCGCACCGTAGATGTCCGTGTCGTCCCGTTCGGTGAGGTCGCAAGGGTCGCTGACCCACCCGACTTCGAGCCGTACGAAGAGGAGTTCGTGCCCGGCTGCTTCGACCACCAGTTGAGCGCCGCGAACCGCGTGCACGCGAACTACGAGCACGGCAAGGGCATCTCGGACGTGGTCGGGCACGGCGTCTCGCTCAGGCAGGAGTCGGACGGGTATCACCTGACGTCGACGATCCACCGCACCAACAACGGCGACACGGCGCTCGAGCTGATCAACGCCGGCGCGCTCCCCGGCGTCTCCGTCGAGTTTCACCCGGTCAGGAACGTGAAGGCGGGGAACGTGCTGCAGCGTGTGCGCGCGAACCTGCGTGGGTTCGCGTTCTGCCGCCAGGGCGCATTCGCCGGGGCGCAGGTGCTGGCTGTCCGTTCGGAGGACGAGGAGCCCACACAGACTTTGGACGCCGCGCTGATGCCGGTGGACATCGACCCGGAGCGCGTCGAGCGGTTGCGCGCCCAGGGGATCGTTCTGCCTGACCGCTACACGAAGGCGCACCCCGCCGAGGACACCCCCGACACGTCGGGCACCTCCGATGACGACGGCACCCGCCAGACCGCCACGACCACTTCATCGGAGGGAACGGAATGAACGAATCACAGGCCGAGCGCACCCTGCAGCTTCGGGTCGACGCTCGCGAGCAGACGCACGGCAAGCAGGAGGAGCTGCTGCGCTCGCTCGGCACCGACACGCCGAGCCCGGAGCAGAACGAGATGCTCGCCAAGTACCGCGGCGACCTCGCGTACTTCGACAAGGAGATCAACGACTGGTCGGAGCAGGTCGACGCCGACCGGCTCGCACGCGAGAAGTCCGACGAGATCCGTCGCCGCTCGAACGCCTTCCACGGCAAGGGCGACTTCGGCGAGGACGGCGAGCCGATCTACCGGACGCTCGGACAGGTCGCGATCGACCAGCTCCTCACCAGCCAGAACCGGCACGCCCGCGCGCACGTCGGCACCCAGGGCGTCGCACCGGAGGACATCCAGCGGGCAGCCGAGCGTCTTTCCGCGCTCGAGCGGACACCGGCCACGACGCTTTCCTCGGACATCGCCGGGCTGACGCCGCCGCAGCACATCGCGGAGATCTTCCAGATCATCAACGACGACCGGCCGCTCGTCGAAGCCGCCGGCGTGAAGCGGAACTTGACGAACCTCGTCTACACGTACCCGCAGGTCGACGCATCGCCGGTCGTCGCCGCACAGGGGACGCAGAAGACCGAGGCAGGCAACACCGGCATGGACGTCTCGATGGTCACGAAGACCGCGACCACCTACCTCGGTGGCGGCAACCTGTCGTGGCAGGCAATCGAGTTCTCCGACCCGTCGGCGTACGACCTGTGGTTCCGGCTGATCGCCGCCGACTACGCGCTGAAGACGGAGACGGACGCCGCAACGGTCGTGTCCGCGTCGGCGTACCTCAACAACATCGCCAGCACGATCGCGACGTCCGCGACGTTCGCGCAGCACATGACCGCGGTCGGTGCCGGATACGCCGAGGTGTGGGCCAACTCCGGTCGCACCGCGAACGCGGTCATCATGGCCCCCGACCGGTTCGGGTACTTCCTCGGGCTGACGTCGGACGCGTTCACGCAGTTCATCAACGTGAACCAGGCCGGGATCGGGCCGCTGCGGGTCATCGTGTCCCGCGGACTGAACGCCGGCGAGATCATCGTCGGTGACATGAACGGGCTGCTCGTCGCGGAGAACGCCGGCGCACCCGTCCGGATGTTCGTGTCGGAGCCCGCAATCGCTGGTGTCGAGGTCGGCCTCGTCGGTGCCTTCGACGCCGCTGTTGTCGACGACGGCGCGTTCGCGCTGATCTCGACCGCCAGCTAGGAGGCGGGGAACGGTTCAACCACTGTCGGGGGTCGGGTCGGTCTGGGAGCCCGGCCCCCGACGCTGAAACGAGGAGCAGATAGATGGCGACCTACAACAAGTTCCAGAACTTCGTGGAAGACCTCGGGCTGGGCGTCCACAACCTGAACACCGGAACGCTCAACGTGTACCTGTCGAACGCCGCCCCGTCAGCTTCGGGTGACGCGGTGAAGGCGGACATGGCCGAGATCACGAACCAGAACGGCTACACAGCACCGATTGACACGCAGAACACGTTTGCGGAGACGGGCGGCACCGCCACGTTGACTGGCACGAAGTGTGTGGTGACGGCGTCAGGGACGGTCGGGCCTTTCCAGTACGTGGTGCTGTACAACGACACGCCGACGTCGCCGGCTGACCCGCTGATCGCGTGGTGGGATTACGGCTCGGCGCTGACGTTGGCGAACGGCGAGACGTTCTCGGTGAAGTTCAACAACAGCGACACGACCGGGACGATCCTCACGATCGCGTGAAGGACTGTTGCAAAGACCCGGCGAACCGCACCGAGGCCGAGCAGTTGCCGAACGGGGCGACCTTGCAGAAGTGCACGGTGTGCGGCTGCCGTCATTTCGAGCTGGCCGTCGACCCGGTGCAGGTTGGTGTGAAACTCGATGGCTGAGGTCATCTTCACGGCGGAGGAGATCGCCGCGTTCCCGCAGGGCCCGCCCGGCCCGCCCGGTGGCGGTGGCGGATACCTCCCCGGCCAGCTCGTCCGGTTCGTCGACCCGCGAAACGGACTTGACGCGAACCCCGGCACCGAACCAGGACTCGCGAAGAAGACGATTCAGTCCGCGTACAGCGACGTCCGCACGTTCGCGGAGGCGACAGGCTCGAGCGAGGGCGGCCGACTCGGTGTCGGCACGATCCAACTGCTGCCCGGCGACCACGACGTCGGCGCGGGACTGTCGGTCGCATGGAACCGGCCGGCGTGCTTCCAGGGCACACGCTCGGGGCCGCGTGATCACGCGCCGCAGAACACCGCCTCGCGGGTCGTCTCGTCCGGCAACCCGACCGAGCTTGTCCGGGTTCAGGGGCAGGGCGTCGAGGAGATCACCCGCGGCATGTCGTTCGAGGACATCGCGTTCCGCATGAACCACACGGTCAACACGAAGCTCGAGCGGGTCATCTACGCGAAGCGGGTCGGGTACCTGACGGTGGAACGCTGCTCGTTCACGAACCACGACCTGAACACGAACCAGCCGGTCGTGGCGATCCACCACGACGACTCGAACGACCCGAGCGGCGAGGGCGGCTGGGCGCGGATCCGCAACAACAGCGTCTCGCGGATGGCCCTGTACCGCGCGACCGGCGGGAACTTCAACCGCGGCCGGATCAGCGACAACGTCGTGTTCTACGGCGGCACCCTGCCGATGATCCAGTTGGCCGGGAACACGAACGGGCTCGTCTGTGACGGCAACAACCTCGAGGGCACCGCGACGGCCGTGGAGATCGGCCCGACCGGCGTGTTCACACAGATGACGTTCCTCGGCAACTCCGGGGAGGATCCGTCTACGGGGACGCCGCCGAACCCGTTCTACAAGTTCACGGGGTCGACGTCACAGTCGATCATCATCGGCGGCACCTGCTCGAGCGGCAGCTCCACAGGGTTCGGTGTCTGGGTGAACTTCGGCCCGACCGCCTACCGGAACCTGGTGGTCGGCGTGTTCGACACGACCGACGTGTCCAGGTCGCACAAGCGTCGGGTGGTCGAGACGACCCATGCGGACAAGAACACGCTGATCCCGATGAACGTCACGATCCCCACCTACACGACGGCGCATGTGACCGACCGCGCGTTCGACGCTGCGACGGTCACCCTCCAGGAGCTCGCGAACGTGGTCGGCACTCTCGTTGCCGATCTGCGCGGTCGGGGCTGGGTGAAGTAGATGGCCGACTTCCCGGCCACCTCGCCGGCGATCCAGCCGCAGATGACGAGCAGCAGCCTGGCGCTCTACATCGAACTGTTCTCTAACAACCCGAACCTGACGACGTTCGAGACGGCGTCGGGTGCGTGGCCGACCGCGAACCTTGCGATCCTGGTTCCGTGCCCGATCGCGTCGCCGTTCCTCGTCACCCAGATCTACGTGTTCAACGGGACAGCCGTGTCCGGCAACATCGACGTCGGCATCTACACCGCTGAGGGCGCGCTGGTCGTGGCCGCGGGGTCGACGGCGCAGACGGGCACGTCGTCGATCCAGGCGTTCAACGTGACGGACACGCTGCTCGCACCCGGCCTGTACTACCTGGCATGCGCGCTCGACAACAACACCGGGATCGTCAGCCACAACGTGCCGCCCGCGACGCAGTGTCGGATGATGGGGGTCAGGCAGGCGACGAGCGCGTTCGCGTTGCCGTCCACCGTGACGTTCGCCGCGGCAGCGAACGCGTACGTGCCGTGCATTTACCTCACAGCAGCGGGGGTTATCTGATGGCCGACTTCCCGTCTCCCGGCGTCTGCCTTCCGGTGTACTCGGTGTTCTCGTCGGTCGCGTCGGGTGGCGCACTCAACTTACTTGCGAACTCGGCAGGCAACGGCGCCTCGACCGCGTGGCCGTCAGCGAACCGTGCCATCTACGTGCCGTTCTACCTGCCCGCTTCGTTCACTCTCGCGTCGATGTTCTCGTACAACGGCGCGACGGCAACCGGCAACATCGACCTGGGTGTGTACGGCGTCGACGGGACGCTGATCGCGTCGAAGGGCGCGACCGCCCAGTCGGGCACCAGCACGTTGCAGATCCTGACGATGGCGTCTCTGATCCTGCTGCCGCCCGGCCGTTACTACATGGCGATGTCGGCTTCGTCGACCTCGTCGACCGTGTTCGCGCGAACCCCGAACGTCGCCACACAGCAGCGGATGGGGATCCTGCAGGCCGCGTCCCAGAATCCGCTCGCGACCGGGCCGACGCTCGCGACCGTCGCCAGCTCGTTCCTCCCGTTCTTCGGCATCGCCCAGATCACCACCTATTAGGAGAACCGATGGCTGTCACCGCACAAGGACAGAACACCCAGTCGGCAACGGTGACGACCGAACACACCCTGCTCGACGTCGCTGTCGCCGGCACGTTCACGCTGCATGTCGACACCGTCAACATGGTGGCCGGGGACGGGCTCGAGCTGCGCATCTACCAGATCGTGCTGACGGGCGGAACACGCCGGGTCGCGTATCTCGGTGCGTGGCAGGGGGCGCAACCGGTCGACGACCTGATCAAGATCAGCGTCCCGATCTCGAACGAACTGACCGACTCGGGGTCGCTGCGTTTCACGTTGAAGCAGACGACCGGCACCAGCCGGAACTTCCCCTGGAAAGTCCTGAAGTACGCGTAGCGTGTGGCTGCTCCTTCGACACGAAACATTGTTCCGCTTCTCCCGACGGGGGCAGCGCCCAACGACTACACCCTCGACTGTCAGCCAGGCACCTATGCGGTCACTGGCGCGTCGGCAACTCTCGCCCGAGGACTGTTCGTCAATGCCGAGCCAGGCGTCTACACGGTCACTGGTTCCAATGCGACCCTCGCACGGGGATTGTTCCTCGAATCGTCCCCTGGCAGCTATGCGGTCACAGGTACAGCGGCCACCGTTCTCTATGGGAAGTTCCTCAGTGCCGACGCCGGTTCATACGCGGTCACCGGGACAGCGGCGACCACCGCTGCGGGACGGGTCTTCAACGCCGAGGTCGGTTCGTACACCGTCACCGGTCTGGCTGCCACCTTTGCGCTTGCACGCAACCTCTCCGCTGACCCCGGCGTCTATGTCATCAACGGTGTTGACGCTTCCATCGCGCTCGCCGGCGTGTTCGCTCTCCAGGCCGACCCCGGCGCATACACGGTCAGCGGTGCGAACGCCACACTTGCTCGCGGACTGTTCCTGCAGGTCGACCCTGGAACGTATGCGGTCACCGGGTTCGCCGCGACGTTCCTGCGCGCCCTGGTTGCGTCCGCCGACCCTGGCGCCTACGTCGTCACGGGTGTCGCGGCCAGCCTTGTCAAGGTCGGGATCGTGCATCTCGAGCTGGTCGGCTACCCGCCGATCCTCGTCAGCCACAACGGCGGCGGCTACATCCAGGCGATCGACCGAGTAGAGGTGGAGGTCTGATGGTCATCACGTTCCGCGACTACACGCCGGCGCCCCGTTACGACGGCAACCCGTGGACAGAGGTCGACATCGAGGAGTCGGACACGACGACGCTGTCCGATGACACGGTCTGGTCGCTGGTCGAGACGATCGCGCTCTCGCCTGTTGACGCCGACCCGGAGAACCCGGCGTCGCGTTCGCTCACAACCGAGGACGCGACCGACACGATCGACCTGTGGTACCGGCTGGTCTTCCGTGACGGCACCGGGGATGAGCAGCAGACGACGCAGCCGGTGCAGAACACGTCGCTGGCGACGTCGTACGGGACGATCACGGAGCTGGCGCGGATCCTGAAGATCAGGACGCCGACGGAGGATCAGCGGGGCGCGATGGCGAGGGTTCTGATCGCCGCCGCCGAGGAGGTCAACAACGAGATCAACCTGCCGGACGACACGTATCTCACGTCGGGTCAGGTGGCGTTGGCGACCCAGGTCAACCTCGAGCGCGCCGCGGAGCTGTGGAACTTCCAGATGGTGCAGTTCGGCGTGATCCTCGGTAGCGAGGTCGGGCCCGTCCACATCGGACGTGACACCTGGAAGAAGCATTCGATCACCCTGGGCCCGTTGAAGCAGGGGTGGGGGTTCGCGTAGGTGCCGACCACGACGCAGAACGCCGACCTGTTGGACGCGATGGCAGACCAGATCCGCACGGCGCTCGCCTCGGTGACCGACGTCGAGGTTCAGGTCGAGCCGCGGATGGTGTCGGCCCCGTCGCCGCCGACGATCGACATGTACCCCGGCGACGTCTCGCGCGGAACCGACGCCGCAGCGTTCGGGCTCGAGGGCGAGTTCCTGTTCACGGTCAGGGCGAGGGTGAACGAGAACGACGCCGACGCGAACCAGGATCTGCTGCTCAACTTCATGGACGACGTCAACGCTCTTTCGGTCGCGGCGGCGCTGTATGAAGACCCCACATTGGGGGGGCTGGCGTCCGACATGGATTGCATCAACCCGACCGGCTACGTCCTGTACCCGTACGGGTCGGAGACGCTGCTGGGGTTCCAGTTCACGGCACGGGTGATCAGGTCGGACTCGTGACGACGTTCGCGACAGACGTGCGGCTCGGGATCGAGCTCGGGATCGGCTGCTCCCCGGAGTGCAACCACTTCGCGGGCCCGCTCCTGTCGCAGCTCGACTCGGGCAAGTACGACGTGTGCGCCACGATGCCGCTGCCGTTGTCACGCGAGGCATGGCAGGACGAGCACCGCACCTCCCGTAAGCGCGCCTGGAAGGCCGAGCACCACGGGTACTTCGCAGCCAGGGTCAACCGCGACGAGTTCGAGGACGACGTCTGGGCCGTCAACCTGTCGCGCCCCGTAAGACAGGGCCGACCGATGACGGACTCGTACAAGGACAGACCCATGTATGCGCGGGAGAACGCTTCCTGTGCCCTCCACGGGGTACATGCGTACGGTGTGCTCGACGGCCACGGCACGCTGGTCGCGTATCTGTGGATGTACCGCGCCGGCGACCTGGCGCTGGTGTCGCAGGTTCTCGGTCATGCGGCGCACGAGGACTTCGGGATCATGCACCTGCTGTTCCGTGAGGCGCTGACCGCCGAGGGACAGATCGCGCCGGGCGTCGCTTGTTACAACCGTTGGGACTCAGGGAAGCCGGGCCTCCGTCAGTTGAAGGCGTGGGTCGGGTTCGAGGAGACGAGGGTGGAATGGCTCCCGTAGTTTTGGACGGCAGGCTCGGTGAGATCAGCGCGGAGGCGCGCGTCTACCCGGCGCACCTGTTGCGCGAGGGTGGCACCGGGCTGTGTCTGTTCGCGGCTCGTTTCTGGGGTGTGAACGACGCGATCCACATGGCGCGTCAGATTATGGCCGTCGACCTCGTCGATACCAGCCCGCGCGTAATGGAGATGAGCAGGATGTATCGCGGTGGCGGTATGGAGGCCCGCGGATTCTGTCACGACGCCTGGGCGTTCGCGGAACGATCGCAAGGAACCGACCGCCAGTGGGACGCGGTGAGCGCGGACACCTTCACCGGCGACCCCATGACCCGCAGCCTCGCATCGCTCGAGTTGTGGTGCTCCCTCGCCCGCGACGTCGTCACCGTCACCCACGTCCCCGGCGCACCCTACGACGTGCCGGACGGCTGGGAAGGCGCGCTGTTCCCCCGCAACGACCGTGTCAACTGGCTGGTGCTCACGCCATGCTGACCCCCGACAAGGTGACCGCGTGTCTCGTTACCCGCGGCGACCAGCCCGAACAGCTCGAGCGGATCATCGCGACGCTGCCCTATGACGAGATCATCGTCTGGGACAACTCGCACGCGCGCGACCTGAAGACCGCCGGCCGCTACCAGGCGATGCTCGCTGCGAAACACGACGTCGTCTACTTCCAGGACGACGACACCCTCTTTCGGATGCACGCGGAACTGGTGCTCGAGTACGAGCCCGGAACGATCACGGCGGTGTATGGGCATGGGGAGAACGACGGCGGCTACGGCGACCTGCCGCTGGTCTGCGGTGGAGCATTGGCAGACCGGGGCGCGGTGCTCGAGGGGATGAGACGCTACCGCGACGAGCCGCTGTCGGACTGGCCCGACGAGGATCTTTACTACGCCGACTTCGCGATCGGCGTGCTGACACCGCACAAGCACGTGCGGTTGCCGTTCGAGATCAACATGGAGATCGCACAGCACCCGTCCCGCCTGTGCAACCAGCCGTGGGCGGCGGACGCGAAACGACGGGTGACGGAACGAGCACGGGCGATCAGGGACGGTGCGCTATCCGTCGCGTAGGCCCATTCGGCCACGACGACCTCCTCGACCTCGACTCGCTGTACGCACGCGCCGACCGTGTGATCCCGATGCGCGACGTCTGGAAGGGAGACACCAACCCGCGCGCCATCGCTGTCCGGCACGACGTGGACGACAACGCTGGAGCCTTCGACACCGCGCTCCGCATGGCCGAATGGGAGTTCGAGCGCGGCTACAGCTCCACCTACTACCTGCTGCACTCGGCGGGCTACTGGAACGCCGACAACCTCGTCCGCGCGCTCACCTTCCAGGAACTCGGACACGAGGTCGGGGTGCATGTGAACGCAATCGCGGAATCGCTCAGACGCCGCAGGGCACCCGACTGGATCCTCCTAGAGGCACTGTCGGATCTGCGCTCGGTGGGCCTGAGAATCGACGGTATGGCCGCGCACGGGGATCCCCTCTGTCGTGACCGGGAGGGCCGGGTCAGGTTCGTCAACGATGAGATGTTCCTCGAGTCACGCCGCCCGTCGATGGGCTCCGCGACCCGCACCGTCACCCACAAGAAGACGACGGTGATGCTGGAGCCGCAGCCGCGCGCGAACTACCACCTTTCGTACGACGCGTCATGGCTGTCTCGGGGCGACTACCTGTCGGACTCGGGGCATGTGTGGTCGCAGGAGTTCGACCATGTGTGCCGTCACTGGCCGAAGCACGGGCAGCTGCACATGCTGGTTCACCCGGACTGGTGGGTCGGCGCGTTCCCGATGGCGGTCGCCGCATGAGCCTCTGGTTCATCGTGCCGGCGCACGGCCGGGTCGAGCTCGCACGCATCTGCCTCACCCAGCTACGCCGAACCTGTGACGCGCTCGAGGACGAAGGCATCCGTGCGTCCGCCGTAGTGGTCGCAGACGACGAGAACCTGGACACCGCCCGCGACCTCGGGTTTGCGTGGGTGCGCCGTGACAACCGGTTCGTGTCGCGCAAGTTCAACGACGGGATCCAGTTGGCGTGCGACCCGCAGTTCAACCCTCACCCGGTCGAGTTCGTCGTGCCCTGCGGCTCCGACGACTTCGTCGACTGGCGACTGTTCCACAACCTGCCGTCGCAGAACACCGTCGTCGGGTTCCAGCGGATGTCGTTCGTCCGCGAGGACGGCGCCGAACTGACGGTCAGGAAGATCAACACGGAGGGCGGCTGCGGGATCCGCATCTGGCCCCGTCACCTGATGGCCGCAACCGGCTACAGGCCCGCCGATGAGGACAGACCCCGCGGCTGCGACACCTCGATCCTCGTGAACACCCGGCGCGCGTTCCCCGACATGCGGGTGGAGCACCGCGACCTGGATCCGCTGCAGATCGTGGACTGGAAGTCGACCGGCGCGAACCTGAACCCGTACGACGCGCTTCGCCGCCACAAGTCCGAGCTTCAGCGTGACCCGTTCCAGGTGCTCGACGGCCGCTACCCGCGGGAGGCGTTGCGGGAGATGCAGGATCACTACTGCCGGACACTGGTGCCCGCGTGAACATGGGTGTCTACGAGGTGACGGGCAAGCGGGAGTATCGCGGCCACGCGCCCGGCACCGAGTTCGAGGCGAACCTTCAGCCCGGTGCCGAGCGTCGCGCTGTCGACCGTGGCGACATCGTCCTATTGCGGCGCGTCACGCCGACGCTGCCTGCCGAGTTCTGTTTACCCGACGGCTGGATCGCCAGCCACAGAGAGGAGTAAGAGGTGGCGTACACCAAGAAGATCAGCCGTCACGACAAGATCACCATTGACGGCACCGACGTCTCGAACAGCTTCCGCACGTTCGGGATGTCGAGCGAGCATTCGCAGGAGGACGTGTCCGGGTTCAGCGCGACCGGCTATGACGAGTTCCTGCCGGGCTCGACGACGCAGCGGTTCACGGGGGAGGCGTTCTACACGGAGGAGTTGGGCGCGATCGTGCAGCCGCTCCACGCGAACCGGACGTCCTGCACGATCACCTGGCAGCCCGACGGGCTCGTCGATGCGACTCGTGAGATCTACACGGGCACCGGTTGCATCATCTTCACGTTCGGGCCGGAGAACACCCGCGGCTCCGTTGCCGTGATGCCGTTCGAGGCGATCCCGACGACGTCGGCTGGGATCAGCGTCGGCAACTGGACATAGTCCGATGGCGGCGTTCGACATCGACGGGCGGGAGTACCCGATCCCGTCCGTCTTCCAGCTCACGATGGGCGAAGCACAGACGCTGTTCGACTACTGCGGCTACACGCTCGAGGACTTCGTGCCGCCGCTGCCGGGTGTCGAGGACGATCGTGTCCGCATGTTGCGCGACCCGGCGTTCAAGCGGGCGATGGTTCACATCGCCTACCAGCGAGGCAACCCGGAGCTCAACCGCGACGAGGTCGCGGCCCTGGTGGACGGGGTGCAGATGTTCGACATGGTCGCGGCGATGTACACGGACGAAGATGCCGACCCTACGCCGGTCTCCCAGAAGCAGCAGCCACCGCCGAGCGAACCCGCAACGCGTTCGAGCACAAAGGGTTCTGGGAGACGTTCGAAGAACACCTCGGAACAACAGGACGGGATCCCCGCACCTACTGGGACTACCGAGTAGGCCACATCTTGCCGGCGGTGCGCCCAGACGACATCGCAGGGATGCGACCCCGTGACCTGCTCGGCGCCGTGCTGCTGTTCGACAACCTCTATGTGAGGTCGGGCGACTAGTGGCGGTTCGGAAAGGGATCGTGGTGTCGGGGCTCGCGGACATGAACCGTGCGTTCCAGGTCGCGGACAAGGCGACCCAGAAGGAGTTCCGGCAGGCGCTCCGGGCTGCGGCCGAGCCGGTCAAGGTGGATGCGGAACGTCTGTCGCGTCTTCGGATCCGCAAGATCGGGCCGGACTGGTCGCGGATGCGGGTCGGCACCACACAGAAGTCGGTGTACGTGGCGCCGAAGCAGCGCTCGACGAAGGTGCGTTCGCGGCGCCGTAAGAACCTGTTCGACCTGCTGTTGGATCAGGCGATGGAGCCGGCGCTCGACATGAACATCCGTGAGGTCGAGGACAAGGTGGATGAGGCGCTGACGACGGTCGGCCGTAAGTGGGAGAACGCGTAGTGGCTGACCGCACCCTCGTTGTCAGGCTCGTCGGTGACGAACAGGATCTCCTCCGGTCGTACGCGAAGTCGGAGCGGGCCACCAAGAACTTCGGCAAGACGACCGACCAGGTCGCGACCAAGTCGTCGAAGCGGCTGTCGGGGCTGGCGAAGGTCGGCGGCGGTCTCGCAGCCGGGTTCGTCGCAGCCGAAGGTCTGAACCAGGTTCGCAACGCCATCAACGCCGCAGCCGAGTCTGAGGCCGTCCTCACCCAGACGAGGCAGGCGCTCGAGTCGACCGGCAAGTCGTGGGAGAGGTACGGCGACCAGATCGACGAAACGGTCACGGCGCAGTCGCGGCTCGGGTTCGATGACGAGGCGCTGCTCGGGACGTTCACGAACTTCCAGCGGCAGACGGAGGATGTGACCGAGGCGCTGAAGCTGAACGCGCTCGCGATGGATGTGGCGCGCGGCCGGAACATCGACCTGGAGTCGGCGGCGAAGCTGGTGACGAAGGCGGCGGCGGGACAGAAGGGCGCGTTGACGCGGCTCGGGATCGAGGTCGACAAGAACGCCGACAAGACCGACCTGCTGCGGATCCTGACCGAGAAGTACGGCGGGTCTGCGGAGGCTGCTGCCGGTGATGCGCGGACGGCGAACGAGCGGTTGGCGGTGTCGATCGAGAACGTGCAGGAGTCGATCGGGACGCTGCTGCTGCCGGTCGTATCCGATCTGGCGACCGAGCTGGCCGGGGCGGCTGACTCTGCCTCTGTCGCGATCGCGAACCTACGTGATCTCGGCAAGGTGAAGATTCCCGTCATCAACGTGCCGCTGAACTTCACGGTGCCCGGAACGGACACGAAGATCGGTCGCATCGTTGCGCGGGTGTTCGGTGAGACGAACCCGATCACCGGCCGCACGAGCCCCATCGGCGGGCTGCGGACGATTAGGCAGGCAGGCGACCTGTTCCGGGATGACCCGGCCGCGCCGGCGAACACGCGGACGCCGATCACCAGCAAGAGTCTGCCGCCGATCGTGATCCAGAACACGATCCAGATCGACGGGAAGACGGTCGCGCTCGCCACCCGCCGGTACAACGAGATCGACAAGCGGTCGAACCCGTCGCAGAAGCGCGGCGGAAACTGGCGCAGGTAGATGCCCGACGGCCGCGTCCTGATCGGGACAGGCAACGTCCTCACCGCGTCCCCGACCTGGACGCGCTACGACGAGCTCGCCGACTGCCGCTGCTCCGGCTACACGATCGACACCGGGCGCCAGTCCGAGTTCGACACGACCGACACCGGCAACGCCACCGTGTTCTTCTCAGACCAGGACGGCACGTTCAACGACGACGCCCTGATCGGCCGTCCGATCATGCTTCAGGTGCAAGACCCGACGACGGACGTCTGGGAGACGCAGTTCCGTGGCGTGATCGACGACACCGAGCACAACGTCAACCCGAACGGATTCGTCTCGAACGTGCAGGTTCAGTGCAAAGACATCTTCGACTACCTCGCGCAGACACGGTTCCTGCTCGGCACCCACGGAGACGTCGTGCCTGCGGGCGCGTCGGGGAGCATCTACTACCCGGAGGGGCCGGTCGCAACCGGAACCGGCGACCCGGATGACGGTGGCCGGATCGAGTGGATCCTCGACGACGGCGGACTCGACCCCACCCGCTACGTCGTGTTCTCGGGGAACGTCGATGTGATCTCCACGTTCTACGACCCGGACGACCCGCTCCTCGTCGGGCTCCGCGACGCGTGCGACGCTGAGTTCCCCGGCATCGCGAACTGCTACGTGGACAGGTTCGGCCGGTTCGTGTTCCACGGCAGGTTGGCCCGGTTCGACCCGGACGGTGTCGCCGGCGCCGAAGCCAACTGGGACTTTCAGCGGTGGGAGGCAGCCACCCGCGAGGACGTGACGGGTGACCGTGCGCAGATCCGGGCGTTCGCGTGGAACCAGCCGCGCTCGAGGATCGTGAACGCCGCGATCTCATGGCCGCGGGAGCTCGAGGACGGACGCAGGTTCCCCGAGGCGTTCAAGGGCGCGCAACAGTTCGAGGACGTGTCGTCGGTTGCGACGTACGGCTATCGGGGGATGCGGCCGATGGGCGACCTGATCATCAAGGAACACAAGACGAACCCGAGCACCGGGCAGCAGGAATGCCAGCTGTTCGCGGAGTTCTACGTCAACAACTACTCGGTGCCGAGAAAGAACGTCCAACGTTGCACCCTGAAATCCGTCGGGCTGACCGAGACCTATGCCGACCCGACGTGGGCACTGATGTTGCAGGCGGACATCTCGGACATCATCGCGCTCACCATCGACGAGGCCGACCTCGCAGACGAGGACTTCTACATCGAGGGGTTCTCTAAAACGGTGCGGGTGATGAGCCCAGACATGGACTACGTCGAGGTGACACCGAACCTAACGCCGTTCGCCTACTACACCGACAACGTGTTCGAGGGAACCTAGTGCCCGACGTCGAGTATCACTCGATGACGCATCGGCCGAAGCGGCGGGGCGGCACCGACCCTGTCCCGTTCGAGGTGTGGCGCGACATCGCCGTGTTCGCGCCACGGAACGCGTTGGACGGGAACCTGCCGGACGCCGCAATCGTGGTGTCGACCGGTGACGGCAAGGCGTGGTTCTTTGTGACGGAGGCCGAGAACGGACATGTGGTTGTCGGTGTCGAACTAGGTGTGTCGGAGGCTGGCGCGGTCGAGGTGCAGCTCAGGAACTCGACGCAGGCCACCGATCTTCTGACGACGCCGGCGACGATTGACGCCGCCGAGTTCACGTCGCACACCGCCACCCCCGCGGTGCCCGACGACACGGTGATCCTCGCGACCGGCGACCTGATCTTCGTCGACGTGGATGCCGCGGACGGGGACGCGGAGGGGCTGATCGTGACCGTTGGCACGGGTATGCCGTAGTGCCCGCCACCTGGAAGGTCGGTGTCCTCACCGTTCCCGGCAGCACAGGGTCAGTGGCGGTCACCGGTCTTGGCGGCACGCCCGCCGCGGTGTTCTTCTTCGGCACCAACTGGACGACCGAAGACAGCGCGGTCACGTCCAGCGGCACTGGCCTCTTCCGGGGGATGGCCGCCCCGAAGTACGACTCCCCATCGACGATCGTGCAGAGCTGCGGAACCATCATCCCGGCCGGCGACGCGCAATATCACCTGGGCGCACGCTCAATCGCGATGCTCGACACGTCCGGCGGCCTTACGTTCATCTACACCGCCCTAGTCACATCGTTTGATTCGGACGGGTTCACGGTCGACTGGGACACGGCCCCCGGCGGCGGCTACAAGGTCGTCTATGTCGCGCTGATGGGCGTCGCGAACGTCGGTGCGTTCCGAGGCACCACCAACCAGTCCGGGCTCGCGTTCGGATTCAAGGCCGGCGCGAGCCTGATGCACGGTGTCTGGGGCACCGGTGACGCCGGTGGCAACGTCGCGAACAACGACCGCACCCAGAACTGGTACGGCGGTGCCGCCTACCCCGGTGGCAGTTCGTCAGGCTGGATGTCAGCGGGAATGTCGGCGTTCTGCACACAGGGGAGCGGCAGCACCCTGCTCGAACTGTCGCTGGACACCCCGAACATCAGGGTGGTGACGGGTGGTCACGGCGGCATCGCAGGCACGTTCGTCTCGTCGGACATCAATGCCTCACCGACCGGTGGTGGCCTAACCAACCTGACCTTCCAGGGCGACGGCGACGACAGCGGCATGATCGTTGCCTGGGACGACGAGGACAGCGCCACCGGCACGGTCACCATTCCCGACAATGAGGACGACGCCACGACTGTTTCGGGGCTGTCGTTCGAGCCGGGCCTGCTGATCGGCTACTCGATCAGCGACGAGCCGGACGGCACCGCGAACTACGGGGCAGGGAACGGACGCGGCGCGAACGGGTTCTCGATTGTGACACCCGACTTCCAGTGGACAGCGTTGGTCGACGGCGTCTCGTCGCGTGGCGCCTACCAGTCGTTCCAGCGTGGCTTCTGCGACCGCGTGTCCGGCACGAGCGTCCACGCAGGCACGGTCGAACTGACAACCGACGGGTTCGTGATGACAGCGGTGGAGGACGACCTGGACGTCGGCTCGTTCATCTGGCATGCGTTCGGCCACCCGACACCGTTCCCCTGGATCCCGCAGCTCAGACGACACCACGCCGGCGGCGGCAGACCCGTCGTGATTGTCGTCGAAACCGACTACGTCCTGCTCGAGGACGGATCCCTGATCCTGCTCGAAGACGGGTCGGGGGCGCTCCTACTGTGAGAGAGGTGACGGATGGCTGACACCAAGATCAGCGACCTTGCAGCGGTAACCGATGTGCTCGGAACCGATGAGTATGTTCTGGCGCGGTCTGGTGACACCAACAAGATCACCGCCGCAGACCTGGGCGCGGGGCTCGTCGCAGGCGCCCTGGAACTAGATTATGTAGAGCGCACGTCAGACCTGACCGTTTCCGCAACGACCGTCGCCGGGGCAAACACCCTCATCACAGGCAACAGCGTCTTGTACGACGGCTCAACGAGGATCTGTGTCGAGGTTTATATCGCCGGGTCGGCAGCATCACAGTTCATGGACTTGACGATCTGGGACGGGGCAACCGACCTGGGCGCTATCGGTGACACGTCCAGCGCCGGCAGCACCATCCTGGGGCGTCGCTTCCTGACTCCCTCCGCTGGGTCGCACACGTTCACGGTAAAGGCGTATCGAGGTACTGGAAGCGCAACCGTTTTCGCTGGCTCCGGTGGAACGTCGGGCCAATACCTGCCTGCCTATCTGAGGATCACGAGAGCCTGATGACCGACAAACAGATCGCCGCGCTCCTCAAGTCCTGCCGCGCCGACCTTCGCAAGACCCGCGAGGGCTACGTCAGCCATCCGGACGGCCCGCATTGGCGCGTCGCGATGCCGAAGCTCGCGCAGGCAATCAAGGAACTGGAACGCCCCGCGGTGCCCGCGCTCGGCCCGGTTCTCGAGGACGGATTGGACATGCTGCTGATGGCGCCAACCCACAACACCGACGGGGTGCCGCACTATCCGGCGTTCGACACCGGGTTCGGGCAGGCAGGCCGGTGGGTGCTCGCCCCGGAGGCTCTGACGGTCACCCGGCAGTCTGGCGCGGTCGGCGGCGATGCCGTCTACGCGACCGGGGCGTCGAGGATCGACTACTGGATCGGACATATCGCTCCGGCCCCAGCGACGGGCAGGACGTTCCGGAAGGGCGAACGGATCAGCCGCATCGCTGACCAGTCCGGCACCGACCACGTGCATTGGGGACTCGACGCGCGTGCGCTGATCGGGAAGGACCTCCTTTACGGGCGTAACGGGGACGGGCCGGACTACACCTGGGGCGCACCGACGATCGGGGCGCAACTCGCGACAGGGATCGCAAGGGGGAGCGTCTGATGGTCTCCGACCGGTACATCCTCGAGCTGATCCGCAAGAGCGTCGGGTACAAGACGACGGTCGGGCCCGTCGACAAGAACAAGGTGCAGCGGGCGCTCGCCGGGTTCAGCACAACCAAACCATCATCGGCGCTCGGTGAGGCCGCGTGGCATCTTGCAAGGAGGGCGGCGGCCG